TGGGACGGGGGTGGCTCCCAAAAAAAGGTCGTTGCCGATGGGGATGCCGGTGTCACGCATGGCTTCGGATCGTGCTGCGATGCGTGCCTGGTCGTTTTGTGCTCGTGACCGTTGCCCGGCTCTGCTGTTGCAGCTGTGGTGTGCGGGTCGGAGGTTGTCGAGGCTGTGGTCGCCACCGTTCTGGAGGGGGACGATGTGGTCCACGGTGTCGGCTCCGGGGCGGCCGCAGAGGTGGCAGGGTGGGTTGCCGGCGAGGACGATCTGTCTGTGCCGCTTGTATTCGCTGCTCGAGTAGGGGCTGGGTGCCCCGTTCTTGCGTGCTTTGCTTGGCATTGTGGTCGGGTTCCTTTCTTCTGTGCAGGACTCTATGCGCGCGCGCGCTCTTTCGTTTCACTCACAACCTAAGCCCGTAATGATCCTCCCACCAGTTGCCTCACCTGGTACCCGCTTCCTGTCGCCCCGTGTTTAGGGGCCGCCTCGACGCCTTGCCGCACTCCCATGTCTGGGCGCGAGCGCGTCGATCTACCCACGTTTCCGTGTGTTCCCACCTCCAATGCGACTCGGAGTAGGGCATGGCACCCGTGGGTGCGGGCCTTGCGGCTATGGCTGTCTAGTTCTCGAGCGGTGTGGCATCCCACCAGGCGTCGCCCCACACTGATGCGGGGTGCAAGCCCATGCGGCGCACTGCGATCTCATCGGCACGGTGGAATGGGACGCCACGTTCCATCCACGCCTTGATGGCTGTCCAGGTCACGCCGCAGATGTCTGCCATTGAGCGGAGCGACTGGTTCGGGTAGAGCTGCATGACCGGCGAGAAGGGTAGCCGCTGCTGCGGCTTTCTGCCCCTAGGCACCGTGCCTCCGCATCGGTGTCCCCAAGCGGCGCACGATGGTGCCGTCCTTGAGCTGTTCGGGTCGCCAGACGTGCGTCTCAATGCCGGCGGCCTCGAACGAGGCAAGCCACTTGTGCTGTCCTTCGGTCAACCGGCCGATCTCCGACTTCAGCTCGACGATGACCAGGTCGCCGACCTTGTGGCTCAGGACGAGGTCTGGGAAGCCTGCGTGGCCTCGGAAGTGGGTTGCCCAGGCGCCTCGGCGGTTCATGCTTGGCAAGGCGTGAAACACCTGCCAGTTCCATCTCTTCGCAAGGGTGACCACTGCGTCAAGCAGCGCTTTCTCGGTAATCACAGTTCCAAGACGTGGATGATCCACGCCGCCAAAAGGGTGCCGCCGCCAAGTGCGAGTAGCAATGCCACAATCACCAGCCGAGCGCCTTGCAGACGATGAGGCCGCCGAAGACGACGCCGTAGAGAAAGCCGACGAGGAACACGAACCACTGGTAGCCGTAGTGCATCACTGGCCCGGATGGCAGTTCTGGCAGCGCTTCACGCCGACCGGCACGTCCAGGCGGCGCAGGCCGTTCTCGTCGAGCATCTCCGGCGGGTAGTACCACCCCGTATCGGAGCACAGGCCGCAGCTGTCCTTGGATTCGTCGCGGAGCAGGTGCCTGGCGATCTGCTCAACCTGCCCAAGCGAAGGGAACTGCTTCTCGTTCTTCACACGGTCAAGGATGTCCTTGCCGCCACCCACGGACAGCCGGAGCAGCACGTCCGACCGGGACCATGCCTCCTTGGTCGTGTCCAGGGCGATCGCCTGCGACGGCCAGAAGCCTCGCAGTCGGGTCACCATCAGCTCGATGTCGTCTCTGGTCATGTCGGGTCTCCTATGCCTTGCTCTTCATGTAGTCGATCACCTTGGACGCCTGCGCAGCCGTCAGGTTGGACAGCAGCACCTCTGCTCCGAGCGCCTCGTCAATCTTGGCTTGGATGTCTTCCTCGGTCTTGATGAGCTGCGCGAACATGAGCTTGCGGAGGAAGCCAAGTTGGGCGGCGGTGGCCGGGTTGCCCGAGCTGGTGGAGGGGGTGCCACCAGCCCGGACGACCTTCGCCATTTCCTCACGGCTGGGCCGCTTGGAGGGATCAGAGCCCGCCAGACCTGCGTTCGCGAGTGCGCGTCCGACGCTCCCCGTTTCTGCATTGGCCAGGTGGCTTGTCTTGTTCACTGGGCTGTCGCCGCGCGTCTCTTCCTCCCAGCCGGTGGCAATCAGCACGTCGCCGACCCACAGCTCTGCGCGGAACACGCATCGCTGGTCGTTGTAGTGCACCAGGTGGGTGATGACGCGGGGCTGGCCGTCGGTCTGCTCGAGCCAGCGGGCGAGGCGTGCTGCTACCGGCTCGTAGTCGTCAAGATTGAAGCCCATCACTTACCTGCCAGCGCTTCAAGCGCCTTGCGAATGCCGGCAAGTTCGCTCACGACTTCGCTGAGCAGTCGAGGCAGCGGTTCCAGTTGGCACAGATACTCCAAGTGCTCGATCCAGTGCATCAGCGAACTGCCGTTGGGCACAGTTACCGATGCGTGCACTTCGTCGCGCCAGCCAGTGATCTCTTCCATGTCGGGTTCTTGCCTTTCAGGTTGTCGGGTCTAGTGGAGGGTTCCGCCAGATTAGCGCCGAGATCCGACGCACGTTCTCCAGCGGGATGCACAGCAGGCCGTCGACGTGGCCCTCGTCGTCGAGGGACTGGGCGAGGCTGATGTGCCTTGGCTTCTGCTCCAACTCGAGCTGGTAGCCGACCGACCGGATGACGGCGGGGCCGCCCTCAACGTCGGCTGGGGCTGTCCAAGCGTCGGTCGCCGCGTGGGCGTCGTGCCAGAGCACTTCGACGAGCGGACCATTCACTGCAGCCATAGGACGTACTCGGACGCTACCCGACCGGCCTCGGGGTCGATGAAGTGCAGCCGCTGGCTGGGTTTGGCTTGGGCTGCCAAGTGCTCGGCGGCGTAGGTGTTGCCGGACTCGGGGCTGCCAGTCACGAACACCCGACCGCCGTTGCCGATCGTGATGCTCATCGGGTTGTGCCAGTGCCCCATGTAGCAGTCGTCGAAGGCGGGGACGATGCCGGCCGCCCATGCCGAGACCCGCTTGATGATGGCGAACAAGGGGGTGCCGGAGAAGCTGCGGATCTCGTCGCCGTGCACCAGCAGCAGCCGGTAATTTCCGATCGTGACGTGCTGGTACCAGTCCGCCGAGAGCTGCCAGGCGACGTTCTTCAGATCCTTGGTGTTGTTCTGGGTGATGCCGTAGGCGATCCGGTCGAAGTTGTCGGCCTTGGGCAGTGCGCCGAACTTGCCGATCCGGCCGTGGTTGCCGTATTCGCCGACGACTCGGACGGTCGGGTAGGCGAGCGCCGCCCTGCGTACCACCATCTCGAGGATCTGGGTAACTGAGAAGAGCTGCGCGAAGAGGGTGCTGTCCACCTCGAAGGCTTGGGTGCCAAAGATGTCGATGCCCTCGACCATGTCGCCGCCGAACAGGATCACGCACTCGTCAACCGAGTGGTCCTTGCGCTGGATCTCGGTGATCTTCAGCGCCTTGTTCACGAACGTCCCGATCCGGTTCGCGCATTCGGCCGAGTCGTAGGTGGTGGTCGCCTTGCCGAGCTGCCAGTCGGTGAGGTGCCAGACGGCGACCTCGGGACGGTGCTTCTTCGCCTTGGCGGGCGGCGCGATCGGCAACCGCGGGTACGCGAGCGCGGCGTCCTTGGCTGCTTGGTAGACGATGCCGGCCATCTCGTCCCGGCTCTTCTTCAGCTTGGCGTACTGGGCCTGGGCACGGGCCAGCGCACGGCGCAGCTCGTCCACCTGGTCGGTTTCGTTCAGCTCATCTTGCAGGGACATACCCCTCCAACGTGGATCGGTAGCGGTGCAAGGCGTTCTTGTCGGTGATGAAGCCGCGCTTCTTCAGCAGGTTGATGACCGGCTGCAGGCTGTAGAGGTCGCCGCGGCGCATGATCTCGAGCCATTCCTCGCGGTCTGGGTTGGACTCGACCCAGTAGCGGAGTGTGGCGACCTTGTTGGTGCCGTTGCCGATCTCGTCACGGAGCGACATCGTTGTCCTTGTGCTTGGGGCAGAACCAGCGCTGGTAGGGCTCGTATGCCCAGCCGGCCTTGGCGGCGTACATCACGCGGGCCGTCATGTCGTCCGTGTGGTAACTGAACTCGATGCTTTGGTGCAGGCTGCACCGTTCGCAGGTCACATAGAACTGGAAGGTGCGCCAGTTCCTGCCGGGGCGATGGGAGCGGCGCATCAGAATGGCGACTCTGCCGACTCGTCGGTCTCGACCCAGCCCAGTTCGTGCCGGTACTCGAAGGCATTGAGGATCGCCTCGATCCGGTAGATCAGTTCGCGCACCTCGACCTTGAAGCGGCGGATCTCCGCCTCGAGCTGCACTTCGCGGGTGCTGGTCGGGATGTGTGGCTTAGTGGACGGGTGTGCGACGATCGCGTCCACCAGGCCTCGGAACACTTCCTCTTTGTTGTCCATGTCGGGTCTCCTGTCGGGTTACTTGGCGTCTTTGGCCGAGGACCACGGTCCCCAGCCCTTGCCGTGCTTTTCCACACCGTAGTTGTAGATGGCCAGTGCGGCGCGGATGTTTAGGGTGGCGTTGTACAGGTCGTCGCAGCTGTCGATGACGCCCTGCTCCTGCAGCCAGCCGATCTTGGTGTACCGGTTCGGGAGGCACCAGAACTGGTTGATCTGGAACAGGCCGATCGAGCCGCCGTTCGGGTCAAGCTCGTTGAGCACCCACGGGTAGCAGCGGGACTCGCGCCAGGCGATCTCGGTAGCGTAGGCAAGCTGGTCAGCCGGCCAGCCGTTCTTGAGCAGCAGGCGGGTGACGTCGCCGCAGTGCTGGATCGTGTTGTCCAGGTACTCGGTCGTGGTCGGCGGACGGGGCACCGAGGTGGTCGGAACCGGTCTGGCGGGCACCTCCAGAATGGCCTCAGAGGCCTCAAAACTGCGTTCTGGGAGGGGTGGAAGGGCGGTCAGCAGTCCTAGGGCGGTGAGGACGCTAGCGACGATCCTGAATGCGACTGTCTCCATAGTTGGCAACCTCCATCGGGTAGGGCACGCCCCAACCGCCGTCCCCCTCCTGGAGGAAGAGCTGGGTGTGCGTTATCTGTCCGGTGTTGTCGTCGAAGAAGATCTGCACCATGACGCCGCGGCCACGCTCGAGCCTGGTAACTAGCCGCAGGTAGCGCGCCACCGTGATGCCTCCCACTTCGCCTTTCATCGGTACCAGCCACCCTAGCGGCGGACTTGGCGGTCAGCGGGGGATTTCTGGGAAGATCTGGGAGAAGGCCCGACGGACGGTCGGGGCGCTGGAGGCCAGCATGGGGCTGATCTCGATGTGGTACCAGTCCGAGGTTTTCTGACCGCCGCCCCAGACGGTGCCTTCCTTGTAAGGCGCCCAGGCTTGCCGGTCGCAGCGCCAGCCACGGCCGAAAGCGCCGCCCTCGTTGAAGGCGTAGTCGATGATGAGCTCAACGCCGAGGTCATTGGCGTGGAGCACCACCCGGTCGAGCCACTCGAGCGTCGCCGCTCTGCCGGACGGATTGTTGGGATGGTGGGAACGCTTCCGGTAGGACAGGTCGACGGCACGGCCGGTGGCATGGACGCTCATGTCCTTCTTGCCGCGCATCTCACGGACGCCATAGGCACCGTTGTTCCAAAGGGCGTTGAACGAGGTGCGCCGTGCCTCGTTGATCCACTGTTGAAGGCCGCCCTTGATGCCGGGGGCGATGCCGTCGAAGCCGGTGTACCGCTTCGAGAAAGGGACGCTAGGAAGCGCTGGTGCTGCCACGGCCGAAAGCTGGGTCGTTCGGGTTCAGCCACCGGAGCAGCGGTGGCACGACGGCGGCGAGGCCGGCTGCGAAGAGCTTCTTAGGGTCGGTCTCGCCTGCCAGGTACAGGGCGAGGACAGCTGCGGCGAATGCCCTGGCATACGAGGCCAGTAGGCGGCGGTCACGAATGGGCACGATGATCCTCCACGTGGGCGTCGAGCTTGCCTTCGATCCTACCGAGCGCCGTTGCGACGACCGCATGGTCGGCGTGGTTCTCTTTCTTGGCACGTTGGATCAGTGCGACGAGGACGGAGAAGCCGCCCGCGATGAGGGCGACGATGATGGCACTGGACACGTCACTCGCCGGCCTCTGGTTCGCCGATGATCGGCAGGGACGCCATGAAGTCCTGAACGACTTGGATCATGGCCTTCTCTTTGGCGGTGGCGGGACGCTCGACGTCGTCGATCTGCACGATGATGGGGTCAGCCATGGAAGTCTCCTAGTCGCGGTAGCCGTAGACGTACACGGTGCCGCCCGTGTGGGTCGTCGTTGCCAACGATGTGATGGTGAAGGCGGTGTACGAGGTCGTGTTGTTGAGGTAGCCGGCGCCGGGGAGGCCGTAGCCGGTGGTGGACATGACCGAGTAGCTGAACGACATGAAGGTCTCGTCGGTGGCAAACGGCCTGAACAGGTCGAGGATCATGTTCAGGCCGGAGGTGGTCTGTCCACCGCACAGCCACGCTGCGCCGTTGTTGACCGTAATGGCGGCGGTGGCGCCGGCGTAGCTGTAAGAGAGCGCGCTCTGGTAGTAGCCGGTCGTCGTGGCGCCCAAGGTAATGGCCATGTTGTTATTGCCGGTGTTGGCGGACGATGCGCCGCCGGCGACGATGATTCGATAGTTCTCGTAGTCGGCAGAGAAAACGTCGGTGACGGTGGTGGTGGTGACGCCGGTGCCGATGGTCTGGGTCTTGATGAGCCACAGGCCGACCTTGTTCATCTGGGCGGCGGTCAGTACTTGACCGGCGGTGAAGTCTGGGGGGGTTGCCATGCCGGTCAGCCTAGGGCGTTGGTGTCGAGAAGGCCGTCAGTGGCACTATCCAGGACAAGGGCGACGACCACCTCGGTCGGGCTGGTGTAGAAGCGGCTAATCATGCCGCCGGAGAACGTGATCCGGTGCTCCAGGCCCTCGACCGCGAGTTCCTGCTGGTTGCTGGTCAGCACGCCGTTCACAGGGATCTGCTTCTTGATGAGGATCGTGTCGCCGATCTCGATGATGGCGACCGTGTCCCGTTGGGCGGCGGTCAGCCGTCCGTAGAACGTCTCCACCGAGTTGAACCGGTAGTCCGGCACTGGGAAGAGCAGGTAGTTGGCGAGGGTGAGAGCTGCGGCGTTGTCGTGCAGCAGGCTGCTTTCGATGTAGATCGACTTGATGAAGTAGGTGGCCTGCGAGGTGAGGTCCTCGGCGACCTGCTGGGTGCCGCCTGCCGGGGTGACGGCGACCCGGTTGACGATGTCCTCCGCGGCGAACGTGATGCCGAGGCTCTGGTAGGGGATGTCGGAGCCGGTGTCGTTGAATGTGGCGACCGGGGCGGACAGGGTGGCGCCGATCCTGTCCTCGGACACGAGGGTGCCTTCACGGTCGACGTAGATCCGGCCGCGTTCCGCGGAGTATGTGATCTCGTCGAAGTACGCCTTGACGTTTGTGCCTTCGGTGATGGCGTATTGGCTGCCGCCGCCGAGCTCGACGCTGCCGGTGGCGATGTTCCGTGCTGCGCCGGACGGGTAGGCGACCTCGGTGCGGTCGAGGATGGCGTTGACCCGCACGCCGGTCAGTTCCTTAGTGGGGTTGTGGGCGGTCAGGTAGGTCTGGGCGAGCCGGTACAAGTTGTCGGCGCAGTAGACGGTGACCGTGTTGTTGCCGCTCAGGTCGAAGTTGTAGTCGTAGTTGACGATGAACCCGACGAACAGCAGCTCTGGGTTGTTGCTCAAGTCGTACCGGGTGAACCGGACGAGCCTGCCCGGTGCGAGGCCGGGGATGTCCTGAATGTCGTCGTAGTAGGGGGAGGACTCGTCGAAGGGGCTGAATACGCCGTCGGCGGCGGTGTCGTTCAGGGTGAAGCTCATGGAGCCGGTGGGGAATGGGTCGTCGGGGTCGCGGCGGCCCCGCATGATGGTGGCGGAGATCACGCCGTCGGTGATGGAGGCGTAGGTGGTGGTGCCGTCGAGGACGCCTGGGCCGTCCAAGGTGCCCGAGTTGAGCGAGTCGAGCCGGAAGGCGTCGGGGCTGAACCCGATGTCGACCTCGAGGTCAAAGGTGCCGGCGTTGGGGACTAGCGCGGTGGGCATTAGCGGACGGCGATGTCTGCGGGGCCGGAGACGTTGGTGTACTGCTTGATGGCGTCGACGACAGCCGCACCGATGTCGGCGGACGTGGCGAGGCCGCCGTTGATGTTGACGACGAGGTTCCCGCCTTCGCGTGCTCGAACGAATGGGTTGTCGAGGCCGGCGGAGAAGACGTCTGCGTTGGCTCGGCCCGCGGCGATCTGCTCGGGGGTCATGCCTGCGAGCGGGTTGGGTGCGGGCACGGCTGACGGTGCTCCACCAGAGCTGCCGCCGCTGATTGACGGTGCCAAACTTGGAATCGTGCCGATCTGGGGCACTCGAATGTTTGCCCCGCCAGTTACGGCGGCCGGCGGACCCATGGTCGGTCCGGCGCTTGGGACGCCAGGCAAACTGATTGAATCGGGCGTGAGCTGCGGAAGACCGGTGATCCGAGCGATGGCGTTGTAGGCGTCGATCACTGCCAAGAGCGGGGCAATCAGGTAGCGAAGTTTGTGGATTAGCCTGCCGACCATTGACTCCGAGTTCTTCAGCGCATCTGAGAACTTGAACATGGCAGTGGTTGCCGCGATCGTGTAGGTCACGGCCAACACCCACGGGTTGATGTTCATCGCAAAGTTCAACGCAATCACGGCCGCTGTCGTCAAGCCGATTGCGTAGGTCAGTTTTACGAGGGTGTCGGTGTTCTTGCCCGCCCAGTCCGCAAAGCGCTGAATAGTCGGCAAGGCCGCTTCGAGCACTGGCAGGAACGCCGCCCCGAGGCTCTCTGTGGCTTCGTTCATGCTGTTTCGGAAGATCTGCATCTTGCCGGCCGCGGTCTCGGCATTGGCAGCTGCCGCCCCGCCGAACGTCGCGGACAGCACCCGCATGACCTCATCCAGCGACGCCCCCTCCTTGATGAGGGCAGCCATCTCGGGCGACAGCGACCGCAGGCCGCGCATATTGCCCTGATACGCCATTGCCAAGGCGTTGGCGATCTCGGTGGCGTCGCGGTTCGTCGCGATGCTGATGTCGGTCACGAGGTTCAGCGACCGCTGGGCGGCGTCGATGTCCTTGGTGCCACGGACGAGGGCGGCGAGGGCTGGGCGGAGCTTGTCATCGGCCACGCCGGTCGCCCTGGACAGGGTGGCGATGTACTTCTCCGACGAAGCGATCTGGCTGTTGGTCGCGCCGACAGTGTTCTTCAGCTGCTGGGCGAGCTGTGCCTGCGCCTGGGCGTCCTCCATCGCCGCCTTGGTCGCCATCCCGATGCCGGCTGCCAGTGCGCCGAACGCGGCAGCTGCACCGAGCGCCGCCTTTTTGAGGACGAAGTTTGCCTTCTCGCCGGTCGTCTCGAGCTGGTTGAACT